ATAACCAGCACTATTATTATTACTTAGTAAAACATATGGTCTAAAGGCAGTAAGCCCTGAAGCCACATCGCAAATTACAGTTAATGCTGAATCACCAGTATTTGATAAAATAACATTTGTAACTGCTACAATTGCATTTGTTCCATCATAAAGGCCTAAAGTACTAAACTCAACCGAACTGGGTTGAACTCTCATCCTTGTACCATTTATAACAGTAATTTGGGCAGAGGTTGAAGCATAAGCAGCCCCATTAGCATAAGTTGAATAAGCATCTGTACTTGTCAAACGCAAGTAATACCTTTGACAAGCGGCTAACTCGCCTTGAATTGTGCCAGTTGCAGTTGCAAAATCGCTAGCAGTTGAACTTGCTTCAACCTGTGCGCCCCATATATCTACTGTTTGTGCTAAGTTGGCAGTTAATTGAACATAAAACGCAAGGAAAGAACTTGTTCCAATAGTTTTGCCCGAAATACTAGGAACTGCAACAGTATAAGTAAACCGTTGCCATGAAGTAGTTAGGCTGATTGTGCTGGCCGTACCATTTACCGTAGCAGAACCACCTGAACCAAAGTTTTGTGTTAGATAAATTGAAGAACTTCCTGTCGCAGCAGCCTTAGCCCAAAAAGACATTGTTACTGTTTGACCTGCAAAAGTTCTAACGTCTTCTATTTTCTGATAAATATAAGTACCTGAACCGCCAGTTTGAGAAGTAATTGCGGCACGATAAAAATATGAACCTTCATATCCTGCTACTGGGGCTGTGCCTGGTGTAAATGTTTGGCGGCTAAAAGTTGAAGTAGTTGTTCCATCTACATAAGCAACCCATCTATCGGCTGTATAAGTTTCAACACCTGGGGTTGGACTAAAACTTGTACCTCTTTGCCATACATTAAAATCACCATTTATAACTTTATTTTTTCCAGCCGCATACTTAACGCTTTGTATTGTGTTTAATGTGCCAGACAGGTCGTTCATGTTTGTAGCTGTTAAAACATCGCCAGTGACATAATCAGCCTTAACTGGAAATCCTATAGCCATTTATACTCCTTAGTAACTTAGGACATTATAGCCCAAAGTACCATAAATGCTATTATCTAGGATAAATGCATCTATAACGGGCTCTAGTGTCGTGAATGTTGTCTTCCAACTATTCGGGGTAATGTTGAAAGCTACTCCGAAAATCTGCAAGGTCTTGTTCAAGGTAGATCCACCTGGTTGGGTTGTGATTACTGTAATCGGATCAAAGAACTCTAGGTCTAGGGCTGCAATTATGCCTGTGTTGTAATTTGGAGTGTATAGGTCTAGTTCTACTGCATCGCATCGGATAGAAGTTTCAGCTCTAGAAGCGGTGTAAGCCTGCGCATAATTCAGGGCTACAGCATCGGTCTGCATTAGCAGACCATCTAGGAAGTATGAGTGTAAGAAGTATTTGTCTATTGATGCTTGATTAGTAGCTACCTGAGCAGTACCGCCCGCTCTAGTTACTGTTGACTTATTAAAAATAAGGGTGTCATCTAACTTCCATACAGCATTGGCATATTGAATACCAGTGCCATTATCAGCAAATAATGTTGGTGTTGCGCCAATAGATCCTGCGGTTACTGATCTATCTTGGAAAACAAATGATCCTGAAGCATCAACATATATTGCCCCATATTCGCTAAGGGCTACAGTTTGTAATGCAGATAAGGAAGTCCTGTTAGTGCCTGGGTCTGCCTGCATTGTGGTTAGTCCGGCATCAACATCACGCATGGTTGCAGGCCATGAGATTTGATCTAATATTTTATTAACTCTTGTACCTGATAGGTCACCAGCAGTAGCACCCGTGATTGTAGAGATCTGAGCATTCTGGGCTAATCTCTGGGCATCTACAGCTGTGATGGTTGTATAAGCAACCTCTGTGGCATCTTTAGGTTGACTGTTTACATAAGATGTAATAAAGCCTGAGAAGATTGGGTATGTTACTCCTGAGTAGGTTGCACTGATTTGCACCTTTTTCATTGGTGTTAAAAGCTGATAATAAGGCGACGCTGGGTTAGTTGGGTTGAAGTCGCCATTCTGATCTACAATTCTTAAAGTTAAATTGCCAGTCTGAAACTCATCGGATAAAGCGTTACGACCTCTTCTAGTTTGTACTAGGTTTACTTGATTTGATACATCAACAATTACAGCTGCAGAATCAGCCAATACGTTTGTGCCTAATATTCCTGAATCTAATATAAATGCTTGGGCAAATGCTGGGCCAGTAGAGAAATTAATAACTGCATTGATTGTAGGTATTGGCATTACAAGCCGCCATTAACAGTCTGGTTTAATCCATTCTTTTGATTTATTAGGAATGAGTTGTAAACAAGTTGTCCAAACTCTCCAGCGTTAGGTGCTAGTTCTAAAGTAACCTGGACTGGTGCCTGATTGATAGCACCTGTATTACCACCTGCCTGACCAAATGGAGTACCCACAAATGGCACTGATGGCACATTGGATAGACCAGTCTGTCCTGGTGCAATATTTCTAACTGGATCATAAATGGCTAATCGGGCAATAGTAGCTCTAAAGGCAGCTTCTAATTGTGCGGCTGCATCTCCCAGTTTCTTAGCAGCTTCTGCGGCTGCCATCTCTGCCAATATCTTCTTAGCCAAAGCCTCATCATTGTTTGCTATAGCTTGTAATGCGTTAATTCTTAATTTTTCTTCTGCAGTAATAGTGCCGTTTAGAGCTGCCGCCAAACCGATACGCTCTAAATCAAACTTATCTTTAAGTTTGTCAATATCTGTGCGCTGCTTATTAGATGCAGTTATAATGTTATATTCATCTTTTTTAGCAGCTGTTAATTTCTTCTGTAGAATTAGATCGGCTCTAGGATTGCCTGCGCCATAACTAAAATTAGAAGTAGGTTTTTGGGTTTTGCCAATATCGTAAGCAATTAAGCCTGCAGCACCTACTATTAACTGTTTCTTGCCTAGGGTCAACAGAGCCGTAATGGCTAGTAAAAACTTACCAACATCGCTGTCTATAATCTGTTTAACTTGTCCAATTAACTCACCCATGCCTTTGGCAGTATTGGCAATAGCATTGGCAAACCCATTCATAGAGTTAGCGGCTTGATCTATTGAATTATCTTTACCTAATGCGGTAAGGGCATCGATCAGTCCTTTACCTATAATCTCTGTGGCGTTAGCAGCTGCTACTTTTAACAGATCCATCTTGCCTGCATAAGTGTCTAATCTGGCTAATGCTTGGCCACTAAACTTCTTGTCAAGCGCGGCCATGATCTTATTCATATCGCCACTGGCTAGGGTTGCTTTATCTAATCCTGTGCCTAATCTTTGTAATGACGTTGTAGTACCAGATGCGCCTTTGGCTATTGCAGCCACCACGCTGGCTAAGTCTTTACCTGTGCCTGCGCTAACGTTTAATGCAGTCTCTAGGGCTTTTTGGCTCAGAGTCACGGATCCAGTAGCGTTTAATAAAGTCTGGAAGGCTGGGCGTAATTGGTCGTCTAATACTCCGTAAAGGTTTTGTAAGCCTGCGATATAAGTTTCTACTTCATCTACCCTAAATGCGTTGCCGGTATTCTCTAGCTGTACGGCTAATGATTTGGCAGCTTGTTCATCGGCTGCAAATGCGTTAATTGCTTTCTTACTAAATGCAACAATAGCGGTAGTAGCAAAAACCCTGTTAAATGTTTTACCTAATTTTTGCGTTTGTTTATCAAAGGCCGATATGTCTTTTTGGCCTTTTTTAAGTGCTTTACCATTAAAGGTGGCAATAGCGGAGACGACTACATTGGCCATTATGCTGCCTTCTTAATTTCTGTTTTTTTGTTAAAGTCAATAGCTGTGGCATTGATTGCTTTTAAGATTGCCTCATAAACTCCTGGGCTATCTTGTGCCCAAGCCTTGTAAATTAAACGGCCTTTAGTTTTGCGGCCACCAGATCGTATTCCTTTAATTTTTGGTTGAGAAGTAAGTGATGGCATAGATGTTACAAATTGGTAACCTGCGAATGGGTTATTAGATGAATATTCTCTAGTAGAACGGTTATATGTATATTCTCTAGCTCTAGCCTTGCCCTCAAATCCCTGTACCGGACCAAATGTAGTAGCAGGTCGGGTCGGGTCTATTTGTTGAAATGGTGCTCGACCCTGCGGATTTTTACGACCAGCAGTTTCATAAATGCGACCAGCAGCAGTTACGTTGTAGACATAGTTGCTAACTTTGAAACCATTTTTAAACGTTTTATTATCACCTGAATTATAACCAATACCTGCTTTAACTGTAGCAGCATCATATTTAGGAAATGGTTTGTAATTTATATTTGGATTGATTGCTTTAGACCAGCCTGAAAGAACCTCGCCATTACCAGGCACATAACTCTTAGCTTTAGATGCTACGCCACGCATTAAAGGATCAATAGCAGTCTTAATGCGTTGGCGCATATCTTCATCAATAAACTCTAAACCTGCTAGGACATCTTTAACGCCTACGACCTCTACTGGCATTTTTGATCTCCTTAGCTCTGTCTGTCAGGACTTGTATAATGGCTGTATACATATCCGTATCCATATCAATAAACTCTTGTGGCGCAATTCCTGTTTCTACCGATAGACTGGCTATCGTATAAGTCATTGAATTACGCGGTATTATTTTTTTTCTTCGTCTAATACCTCTACAGTTTCAAGAGTGTCGATAAACTCTGTGCCCCATATAGGTATCTGCGCACCAGCCCTACGTAAACACTCGTAAGCCAACCAGAAGATTTCTGTCTGACGTTCATGCTCACGTAGGACTTTGCTAATTCCTGATCCGTACTTTAATTCGAAAGCGTACTCGACACCTGGTGTTATCTTATGCTCTGATACTTCACCATTAGCCCTTGTTATCTTTAGCTTTGCCATTATTACTCCTTAATTAAAATGCCACCGATGGGGACACTGTTAGTGCGGAGTTTAGTGTAAAGGACAAGCTTGATGTTGCTACCTCAGCCACGCCACCTGTACCGATTGGGGTCAGATTGTTTACCAAGATTGAGAATTGATATGTTGGGTTAGCGGCTGATACAGCTGTGCCTTTAACAGTAATTACTGATACTGCTAAAGTTTGACCGAAGGCTGCATTAAGTGTTGTCATAACTTGGCTTGCTGCCCAGTCATTGATAAAGTCGATTGAGAATGTGCCTGATTGTAGGCCTGCAACAAACTTA